ACAGGGCTTAGAATCAGTGGACCAGGCAATTTTGCCATTAAGCGGAGCTGATCATGGGTTACGCATATCCCGGCGCTGAGTTTATTGATGACACCGCAGCGCATACCGGACGCTTTGGCAAAATCGTAGCCCTTGAGGATTCGGTGATTGCTAGCTTGACTGCTCAAGATTGGACTGGCAACACTTTGGCTGCCATTCCTTTCAAAGCAAGCACAGAAATTGAAGGCGTTTTTACAAGCATCACGTTGACTAGCGGCACGGTCGTCGCCTACAAGCTCTGATGGCACTTGCAGGACCGCTACGCAAGGTTGCTAGCAAGTTGATGGCAAAGTTTGGCGGCGAAGCAACTATCCGCCGCGTAACAACTGGCTCGTATAACGCCACCACTGGCACCGTCACTGAAACCACCGCCGACACTACAGTGCGTGGCGTGTTGGAAGATGTCAACCTGCGCGAGGTTAATGACCTAATCCAAGCTGGCGACAAACGCCTGTTGATTGCTGCCGCTGATGTTGCCAGCGCACCTACCACGGCCGATGAAGTGCTAATTAGCGGCGTGGTGAATCAAGTGATCCAGGTTCGCACTATTGAGCAGGATAACGAGCCTATTACCTACGAGCTTATCCTGAGGGCGTAATGGCACGCGAAATCAAAGTCGGCGATATTGGCAACTACGCTGAGCAGCAGTTTGAAAAGCTGTTGCGCGTTGCGGTGCTAGAGACCGATAGCCGCCTTAAGCAAGCAAGCCCTGTCGATACTGGCCGGTTTCGTGTTAGCTGGCAAGTAGGGGAGAATGCGGCGCCAGGCGGTGAAAAGTCTGCAGGCACCTACAGCGGCATTCCGCAAATTGATCGCATTGGGTACCAGCAAGAAAAGCTAGGCAACGTGTACAGCGTGCACAACAACCTGCCGTATGCAGAACCTCTTGCCAATGGCAGCAGCAAACAAGCGCCGGCGGGTTGGGTGCAAGGCATTGCTAAAGACATCCAAGGCTTTGTGCGCGTCAACGCTGACCGCATCGGGAGAGAATCATGAGCAGCACCTACAACGACGTTCGCGCTGCCATCGAAGGGCGCATTGCAACGCAGATGGCGCTGTCACCTGCGTACCCGGTTAGCTATCAGAACGTGCCATTTACGCCACCCAACAACACGCCATGGGTGCAAGCGTTCATCCGCTTTGGCGATAACAACTACGCCACGCTGATGCCGACTGGTGGCACTGGCTTCAACCGCCAGACTGGCACGCTGGTGGTCAATGTCTTTACGCCGCAGGGTCAGGGCACTGCTGCTAACTTCACCATTGCAGAGCGGCTAAAGGATTTGTTTGATCGCGCCAAGTTTTCAAGCATTATCTTTGATGCAGCCTCAGGGCCAGCGCAAGTAACACCGGCAGCGCCTGAGCCTTACTTTCAAACCCAGCTAACTGCTACGTTTGAAGCCTATCTAGACTGAATCTAGCCACTACCGTTCACAACATGGCTGTTACTGTTTTGTCCGGTACGTCCGGCGCTCTCTACTACAAACCCGCCGGCACTAACGGCAACTTCCCCGAATCCGGCGTCAATGCCAGCACTGATGTCATCACCGTTCAGCCGTACCTGAACTTCAAGGCTGGTGATCCGGTCAAGTTTCGCGTTATCAATAGCCAAACCGGCGGATCTGGTTCCGGTACGCTGCCATCTCCGATTGATGCAGCTACCACCTACTACGTGCTGAGCTACACCGCAGCCACTGGCGCGCTGACAGTTTCCACCGCTGCTGGCGGCACCATCCTTGCCATCACCGACGACGGCACAGCCGTGGCACCTAACGAGTTCGAGGTGTACTACGCCGACTACGCTGCTGTTGGGCAGGTGCAGTCATGGTCGTTTGAAATCAGCCGCGCTGAAATCGACGTGACCACCATCGGCCAAACCGCTGGCCAGTATGCGCCTTTCCGTGCATATATCCCTGGCTTTGCCGACGGCAACGGTACCGCAACGATCTACGTCACCAACGAGGACGCTGCGCTGTCCAACCGCATGGTGGAAGACGTGCTGCAGCGCCAGCAGGTTGGCTGCGGCTTCAAGCTGTACACCGACAAGCAAGGCACCGAGGCGCTTAGCCGCAGCATTGCCATGGATGCTGTGCTGCTGACCGCCAGCCTGAACATCAATCCTGATGATGCTCAGCAAGTGGAAATCACCTTCCGTCCAGCCGGTGCGCCTAGCTTCGATTTCAGCACCTCTGCTTGATCGCTGATTGCCCCTAGTTGCACTAGGGGCTTTTTTGCGATTAAAGTATCAATGAACTGAACATTTTTTGCATGGCATCTGCCAATTCGTCTATGCGCGCGCTTGATCGGCTGAAGAAAGCAGCGAACCTTACGCCGATCAAAAAGCAAGTCGAGCTGAGCGACGGCGAGGTATTTGAGTTTTACTGCAAGCCTCTGACCATGGCGGAGCGAGAGCGGGCACAGAAAGATGCTGGCTCAGATGAGGCAACGGCGTTTGCGCTGCAGCTTTTGGTATCCAAGGCATTGGACGAGAATGGTCGCCCGTTGTTCCGTGCTGGTGAAATCGCTGAACTGAAAAACGAAGTCCGCGATTCTGACCTCCAAAGCCTGATGTTGGCCGTGATCACAGATCAGTACGACGCTAGCGAAGAGGAAGTAGACGCAAAAAACTGATCAAGCTGGTCAAGCAAGATCATCTGCTACGGCTGATGATGCGGCTTGCCAGGGATCTTGGTTATACGTTGTCTGAACTTTCTGAACGGATGACGTTTGAAGAACTGCAGCTATGGGGTTTGATGTATCAGGTGGAATACCAAGAAGCGGAAGAGGCAAGCCAGAAGGCTAATCGACGTAGAATGTAGGGAAGCAGTTGGCGGGTCATGTCAGTCGTAGCAAATGTTGCGATTAACGTTGATGCCGCCAACGCGATCCAGCAGCTTAACCGCGTCAAGACTGCATCGCAAGATGTGCAAGGCGGATTCACCGCCGCAGCTACTGGCGCAAAGGGCCTAGGTGGCGCATTAACGGCAGCACTTGGCCCGATGCTGTCAATAGCCGCGGCTCTATCGGCAGTTCAGCAAGGGCTTAATGTTGCATTTGAACGTGGCGCGGCTGAGCAACGACTGCGCAATCTGACCAGTAGCACTGAGGAGTTCAACGCCGCAATGGCGCTGGCTTCGCAAAGCTCAGAAAAGTTTGGCATTACCCAAACAGACGCAACCAAAGCTCTAGCTGACGTATACGGTCGACTGAAAGGCGTTGGCTTTGGTCTGCAAGAGACTGGTCAGATCTATCAAGGCTTCAACGCCATTGCATTGCAGTCTGGCCTAGCGGGCGAGGAAGCGGCAGGCGCATTCTTCCAGCTCAGCCAAGCGCTAGGCAAGGGCAAGCTGAACGGTGATGAGTTTGTCATCGTTGCCGAGCGGATGCCGCAGTTGCTTGATGCGATTGCGCAAACCACCGGCAAGAGCCGCGGCGAGCTGCAAGGCATGGCGCAAGACGGCAAGATCACAAGCCAAGTTTTGTATGAGGCATTGTCCGGCGCAGCAGGTGCAGCCGAAAACTTAAACGGCAAGCTGACGGCACAACAGCAGACATTCAACAACCTGCGGCAGGTAACGGATCAACTGCTCAACAGCATCGGCCAAGTCTTTGCGCCTGCCGTTGTTGCTGGTGCCCAGGGCTTGGCGGCTGTCGGCCAGATGCTTGCCGACTGGTGGAGCTATCTGGGGAATGTGATCTTCCCCAAGGTTTACGAGGCGATCCAACCGGTCATCAAATCACTGCAGGCAGCATTCAAAGACATTGACTTTGATGCTATTCGCGTGGCAATTCAAAGCATCCTGATCAAAGGTCTTGAGAGTGCCATTGGCGTTATCAGCAACTTCTCTAAAGTCCTTGCGTTTGTTATTGACAGCTTCAAGGCTTTATCACAGAATCCAGTCTTTCAATTCATCGCTGAGCAGGTTGGCAGGCTTGCTGGTTTTCTTGGGCTGACCAACGATAAAGTCGGCAAGTTCAAGGAAGAACAGCAAAAAGTCAATGAGGCAGCAGCCGAATCAGTCAAGAACTACTCCAGCTTGCCGCCCAAGATCGACGACGCCAAAGAAGCAGCAAAGAAACTAAAGGAAGAACAGCAAGCCGTCACCAAAGCCATCCAAGAGGCAGGACAAGCGGCTGACGCATCCGCCAAAGTCGTTGATGCCGTAGCCAATCAGCGCACCTCGATCACGCAGGCTTACCTGCAAGCTGAGATGCAGATCAATGATGTACTGCTCCAGCAAGCGCAGCGTCAACTTGATAACGCGCAGAATCAAACGCAACGAGTCAAGGCCGCCAAAGATATCTATGACATCACTGTTAGGCAAGCTGAACTTGAACTGCAAGCAACACAAGCGCAAATTGCCGCCGAGGTTGAAAAGGCAAGGCTAGCGGTTGTCTCCGCTGAGCAAAAAGCTAAAGAGGTGGAGGCTATTGTCCGCTTGGCTGCAGCGCAAGGCACTGCCAATGCCGAGCACTACAAGGCGCTTGAAGCAATCAAAGAAGCGGCGGATCTGGCTCAAATCCAAGCGGGAACCGTTGCCGAGGTTGCCAAGCAGCAGGAGCGGGCAGCGGTAGCAGTACGCGATGGAAAGGTGCAAGCAGCAGATGCCGCCTATCAGCAGAACATTGTTGCCAAAGCCACGCAAGCCGCAGCCGGGTCGTCCGGTACATTCGCTAGCAATATGGAGCGTGCGGCAGCGGCAGCAAAAGAAGCGGCTGGAGCCACATCTGGATATGTGCAAGGCATGTCTAGTGCTAAAGCTGTTGGTGTGTCTTATGACTTTGGACCCGCTGGCCAAAATGCGGCGTTCAAATCTGCGTATGATGCCGCCATTAATAAATTCATTTTGGACCAAACCAAAATGTTTATCAGCGTATCCGACAGCCAGCAAAAATATAACGAGATCAACAAACAATTTTTTGATGCCGCTCAAAGCTATAACAGGCGATACTGGCAAGAGAATCGTAAAAACATGGAAGAAGCATGGTTCAAAGGTGGCGGCACAATCTTGCCTGGCATGTCATATACCAACCGCCCGGCGACCACTGGAATGCAGCAATATGGCATCGGCACTGGAACAAGCATGGCAACGCCGCAAGTCAACATTACCACTGGCCCGGTAACTCAAATGGGTGGCACAAACTACGTCACGATGAGTGATCTGCAGCAGGCAACATCTACGGCGGCGCGTCAAGGCGCCAACATGGCACTAAGTCAATTGCAGAGCAACCCATCGCTGCGTAGAACCATTGGGGTAGCACGATGACAATTGGCATCGCTAGCTTTTTAGCCTTTAGGCAAGCCGACTACAACAGCGTTGCTGCTCGTTATCAAAGCTATTGGCCGGGCCAGATTGTTGATAGTCACACGTTCTATCCATTTAATGTCAACGCCATCATTTCAAATGCAACCGGCGGCCAGCAAAGCCTAAGCGTTGACTTCGCGGCTAGCAATGATATTGTAAGTATCATTGAAACCGGTTTAGCTAACGGCTATTTTGTTGAGCTAAGTTTTTACTACTTCACGCCAACAACTGATGGAGCGTCGCCAACAGCTAAAACGCTATTTGCCAGTTATATTGGCGAGCTGATCAGCGCAAGCCAGAATGAGGCGTCGATTTCGATCCAGATTGGATCTAGCCTGAATCCCGTTGAAGCCCAGGCGCCGCCGCGCAAATTCACAACTACGCTGATCGGAGAGCCGCCCAAGATATGACAAGCAACCCGAACTACATCGCGCCGCAAAGCGCATCAGCTCCCATTACCACCAACCTGCGCAAGGATGAGCTGGCGGCTTTGCTTACGGTTGAGCAGGGCGCTACAGCGCAGCAGCGCATTGCGGCAACCGGCAACTCTATACCGTTGGTTTTCTGCAGGCAAACCGGTGGCGTTGGTGGCGCATGGGTAACGCCGCCTGCTGTTCGCTTTGGCGTTGAAGAAAACGCCAACACAGGCGATTACTTTGCGTTTGGCCTTGTCATCAGCGATGGGCAGATTCCAGCAATTGCCGAGTCTGATGTCTGGAAAGGGCCAATTAGAGTCAACACGCTATCTGGCTATGGAATTACCAACGCTTACAACACGCTTCCTACAAGTGGCTACAACTATACGCTGACGTCCGTTGGCGCAGATACACCGGCGACATCCACTACCAATACCGAAACCTACAACTATGCGAACACGGACGTATCGTTTAGCTTTTCAGGCAATCTATATACCATTACGATTCAAGGGTGCACATCATTTAACTTCAACGGATCAAAGATCACCACAAACCCATCTGCAGCAGTCAATTATTTTCATAGATGGGCAGCACGCAGCAATGGCACGTTGATTGATGGCAGTGGATTGACTGAAAGCACCGACTTTAACGGATCTTTTTCGTTTCCATCGCCGGTAAATTTTACGTTGACGATTGACACATCATTTGGCAACTACTGGCCAAATCCAGCGTATTTGGTTTTCTCCTCTCTTGCATATAACTATAAAATCACAACAACAGTTACGACGCCAAATATCCCCGGCGCAGTCACAAACCTGCCGCTATTCCCCGGTTCTGGTGGTTCGTTTGCCGGCATGAGCACGCTTGCTGTTCGTGGCCGCTATGCCGTAGATGCAGAAACTGGTATCTACAAGCAGCAGGTGCGATGCTTCGTCCGCAATGGTGTGCAGATTGATCGGGTGCTTGGCGGTAGCGGCAGCAGTTGCAGCTTCCCGGATCTTGCGTATTACCTGCTTAAGAACGCCAACAAGGTATCGACGCAGCTTATTGACTTGCCATCGTTCCAAGGCGCTGAAAGATTCAACGCAAAGTATGAGCTGTTTTTCAATGGTGTACTTGCCAACAGCGTTAACCTGCGCGACTACTTGACTCGCGTTGCGCCGCTTTTCTTGCTGCGATTTGTGCAGATCAATGGCAAGTTTGGACTCAAGCCTGTGCTGCCGCTTGATGGCGCATTCAATGTCAGCACGACGGCCATAACACCGGTTCACGTGTTCAACGACGGCAACATTGTTGCTGGCACGTATCAGAAGGAGTACATCGACATCAATCAGCGCAAGCCATTCTGTGCGCTAATGACTTGGCGCGCGCAAACAGATTCCGTATACGGCACACCGCGCACCAATGAAATACGCTACGCCAATACGGCTATGGATGGCCCGTTTGAGCAGTACGACATGGAGGAGTTCTGCACAACCGAAAACCATGCCACGCTGATTGGGCGTTATATTCTTGCCAGTCGCAAACTGACCACGCATACAGTGTCATTCCAAACCACTGAGCTGATTGGCAGCCTTGCGCCAACGGACATCATTAGCGTCACTTGGGATTACAACTCAAGCGTTGCTGCAGGTGAAAACAAAACCATCTTCTATCAAGTCGATACAGTAACCGAAGGCGCTAACGGTGTTTTTAGCGTGGAAGCTACTCACTTTCCGACGACAGCCGCTGGCGTTAGCCAAGTGGCTTTAGACATGCTCACTGGCATCTGACCATGACCGTTGCATCTTTTCCAAGCATCAAGCCATCATCACGGACGTGGACGCCAGGCTCGCAACCCGTTCAATCTTTTACGGCACTGTCCGGCTACGAAGCTCGCGTGCTGCTTGGGCCTAATCCAATTGGAGCCACGTTGTCGCTCGGCTTTCAGAATCTGACCGAAGCAGTATTCCTACTGATCACAAACCACTACGCTACGGCCAAAGGCACGTATGAAGACTTTGATTTGCCAGCAGATATCTTTGCCGGCATGTCGAGTTACAGCGGTGTGACTCCATCCGGTTACAAGTGGCGTTATTCCGCTGCTCCAACTGTTGAGTGGACAGCGCCTGGCATCGGCAATGCATCTGTATCCTTGTTAGCAGTTAGAGCTTGACTCACGGCTACAATTAACTAAAGACTCCAGTACGTACGGCGCATGGCTAAGCAGTACACCGGTATTGACGGCTCCTTGCTGGTTGACAACGTGCAGGTGGCGCGCGTCAATAACTGGAGTTTTTCGGCTAACGCTGACGTCCTAGAGACTACCAGCCTTGGCGACTTTGCCCGCAACTACGTCTATGGCGTGCAGTCATTCACTGGCAGCGCCACTGTTTTTTACTACGAAAACGCATCAAACTTGATCGAAGGTCGCGCCATCATGGATGACCTTCTCAGAACCACGCAGACGCCAACAGAGCCAACGCACACGCTAGAGCTTCGCTTCTCTGGCGGCAGCACTACTAGGGCTGTGCGATTCAGGTGCGCACTTACCAGCGTGGAGATTGCCGCAACTGTCGGTGAGATCATTCAGGCAAGCATTAACTTTACCGTCTGCGGTCCGCTCACAGCCGTGAACCTTATCTGATGGCTATCTGGATTGGCGAAGCTGGCGGCATCCGCATTGGCCGGAAAAAATCCGAACGGATCTACAGCAATCTGACGCCATCTGACGTAGACGTAGCGGCCAAGCGATTCGGTTTGCAAGATCAGGTCAGCAGTTTGATCACTGGTGATCGGGTCTGGTTTAGGCGCATTGATGCTGCAGGCTTGCCGACTGCCGAAGTGCTGGATTTTGTCGCTACCGCAGGGTGGAGCGACGGCACCAGGAGAAACGATGGTCAGTGGTATGTCAACGTCGACAGCGTAGGCGGCATCAGGCTTTTTGCTACTTGGCAAAAGGCGCTAAACGGAAGTGTTTCTGATGCACTAGCCCTAACAACACCGGCATCTTCGTATCGCGTAAGCTACGAGATTGTTGCAAAAGACGATGCTTACCTAGCTCAAACAGTGAGCTGGATGCTCAATACGGATAGAGACACTGCGGAATACACAAGCCTTGGCGATGGCTTCCGGCAGCGTATGTCAACGCTTGTTTCCGGCAGCGGAGAGATCGACTGCTTTTTTGATACGACATGGCGCGGCGGAGCACCTGACTACCTTGGCACAGAAGAGGCTGCTGTATACATGCATCAGCTAGCGCTGCGGCAAGAGATAGGCGCTGAGTTTGTTGGCGTGTTTTTGATGAAGCGATCAAATACCGTACCGATTGGATCGTTGATTGATAATATCGAAGCTAGAAAAGAGCTGTTTTATGTGGCCGATTGCGTCATTACATCAGTAGCGACTGAGTTGATAGCAGATCAGCCAATTCACAGCAAGATCAGCTTTGTCACCACTGGACCCATCAGGCTGCTGTTTGATTTGCCATCAGACTATCTGCTGCAAGAGCAAGATCCACAGGACAAAGTGCTGCAAGAGTCTGGGTTTGGCATTCTTCTGGAAGTGCCATCCTAAACTGGGCTATAAGCGTACGGTTTCTTAGCAGTGGCTGATCAGAAGATTACGCAGCTCAATCCGCTGCTAGCCGCCGATACCCAGGCAACCGTTGACGTGTTGCCCATTGCCGACGTCAGCACGGCAGAAACTAAGAAGATTACTGTTGCCGCGGTCGTCACTGCAGGCGTTGGCGCGATTGCCGATAACACCATTGCCGGCGCCAAGCTTCAAGACGGCAGCATTACTGCGACGCAGATCGCAGAAAATGCTGTTGGCACATCTGAGCTAGCAGACAACGCTGTTGATACCGCGGCCATTGCCAACTTGGCTGTTACAGCCGCCAAGATCGCTAATGACACAATCACTGCCACGCAGATTGCGCCGAACGCGATTGGATCTAGTGAGCTTGCTGATGACGCTGTAGACAGCGCAGCCATTGCATCAGCAGCAGTCATAGAGGCAAAAATTGCCACTGGCGCAGTCACCAACACCAAGCTTGTCGACGGCGCAGTCACCAATGCCAAGATTGCTGATGGCACGATTGCAGATACCAAGTTAAACCTTACAGATGGTTCGATCAACGGCGCCAAGCTTGTTAGCGCATCCGTAACTGCAACTCAACTTGCAAGTAATGCCGCGACAACGGCAAAGATTGCTGACGGAGCAATTACAACTGCCAAGCTGGCGGCTGGCTCCGTAACCGCAACTCAGATTGCCGCAGATACCATCACGGCGGCGCAAATTGCAGCAGATGCCGTAGGTAGCAGTGAGCTTGCCGATAATGCTGTTGATACAGCAGCAATCCAGGATTTAGCGGTTACGGCAGCAAAGATTGCTGATGACGCGGTAACTGCAGCCAAGATTGCTACTGGCGCCGTCGGTGCATCTGAGATTGCAGACGGCAGCGTTGGCGCATCTGAGCTGGCTAGTGATTCGGTCACTACCGCAAAGGTTGCAAATGGTGCAATCACAACTGCAAAGCTTGCTGCAGGCGCCGTTGACGCAACTGCACTGGCATCCAATGCAGTCACCACTGCCAAGATCCTTGATGGCAACATCACTGCTGCCAAGCTTGCCAATGATCTAGACGGCAGCGAGTTTCTTGCGCAATCCGCTAATACGGTTCTTGCTGGCCCAGCTGCTGGCGGCAGCGCTATTCCAAGCTTTAGAGCGCTCACGACAACTGATATCCCGCTGCTAACGGCAACTCAGTTGCCGATTGCGTCTACATCTGTCCGCGGCACCATTTCTGTCGGCACTGGGCTTTCGGCAGATGGTGCTGGTGTTCTCAGCATCTCCAACACCGTCACTGGCGCTACTGCCACAAAGATCACGTATAACAGCAGCGGCCTGGTCACGGGATCAAGCAACCTTGTCGCTGCTGATATTCCTTCGCTTGATACCAGCAAGATCACGACTGGTACGTTCAGTGCATCATTGATTGGCTCTGGCGCCATCACAGCACCAAAGCTTGCCGATCAATCCACCGTACTGTTCGGTGGCGCTATTGATACCGGTGGCAATGTTGTATTCCCCAACGCATCTTTCAAGGGTCAGTATTTTTACGACGAAATCAATCAAGACCTTTATATCTGGTCAGGTTCGGCATGGCTGCCAGTAACAATCATCTCCGGCGAATTGATTTATGCGGGCACATACAACGCTGCAATCAATCAAGTTGCATCGGTAACCACTGCCGGTGCTGCAGTGGGCTTGGCTGCGGGCGTGGCGCTGCCAGCAGCATCTAGCGTCAATAGGCAGTATTACTTGGTCGTGTCGGACTCCGGCACCGGCACCGGTAATGCACCAGCAGAAGCCTTGGCGCCGCCGGACATGATCCTGTCCAATGGCGCCAGTTGGGATCTAATCGACGTTTCGAGCGCTATCGGCTCGCAGATCGCCACCAACGTCAGTTTCTCTCCTGCCGGCAACATCATTGCCACCAATGTCCAGCTCGCAATCCAAGAGCTAGACACAGAAAAGGTCGCAAAGGCAGGCGACACGATGACTGGCAGCCTGACGCTGAACAATGCCAACCTGATCTTTGAAGGCAGCACAGCCGACGACTACGAAACAACGCTCACCGTCGTTGATCCAACTGCTGACCGCACAATCACGCTGCCGAATCAAAGCGGCAATGTGCTGGTCTCTGGTAATGCCAGCATCGTCAATGCTGACATCTCTGCCACTGCTGAGATTGCCGTTAGCAAGCTGGCAAACGGCACAGCTCGTCAACTGCTGCAGACAGCATCCGGCGGCACTGATGTGGAATGGGCCAGCAACATTGACATTCCTGGAACGCTTGATGTAACTGGCGTTGCCACATTTGACAGCACTGTGGCGATTGGCGCAGGCAATCTGAACTACAGCGACGGTACTTATTAAGCTGTAATGGTAACTTCCGGCCAGTAGGCGTTAAGGGATGGCTCTCCAGCACCTGCATAGCAGTACCGCCAATAAGCGCCCCACTCCTGGGGCAATGTCCGTTGGGCAACTTGCCATCAATCTCAATACGGCAAGCCCTGGGCTGTTTTTCAAGGATTCCGCAGGTGCGCTGATCAAAGTTGGCCCGGTGCACGTCGGCACCACGGCACCAAATGCCAGCCCAGCCGGTGGCGGTGAAACCGGTAACACCGTAGGTGAGCAGTGGCTGGATACCGCGGGCGGCACCTACGTGTTCAAGGTGTGGGATGGCAGCGCGTGGCGCAGTGAGTCCGGCACGTTCGTGGACGTGAACGGCGACGTGATGACCGGCGCGCTCGGCATCATCGCCGGTTCGGCTGGGTCGCCTGGGCTGTACTTCTCCGGCGACACGAATACAGGGCTCTACTCCCCCGGCGCAGACCAAGTAGCCATCTCGACTAATGGCACTGGGCGGTTGTTTGTTGATGCGAGTGGGCATATCGGTTTAACCGCTTCTGCTTCGGCATGGGGAGATAGTGCTAATGGATCAAGAGCAATCCAGATTGGTGGAAGTTCTTGGTACAACTACAGAACCAGCATTGTCAACTTTGGCCACGGTTACTACTACGACGCATCTGATAATTACCGATACGTTTATACAGGAGTTCCGGTCTCCTTTTCACAGCAAACTGCTGGAGAGCATCGCTGGTTTGGTGCGTCTTCTGGCACGGCAGGTAATTCCTTCACGCCACAAGAGCGCATGCGCCTGGACTCCAGTGGCCGCTTGGGGTTGGGGACTAGTAGCCCTGCTGGCACACTGCACGTCAACGGTCAGACTTACATCCAAGGAGCAGTCAGCGGCGGTAATTCAAACTCGACCTTAATTGGTAATAACGCTGGGCAAGCTCAGTTCTGGGCACTAGGAGCAGATACTTCAACGACGGGATCAATGACCTTTGTTGTTGCCCGTTCAAATCTTAGTTCTAGCCTTCAGGCTATGACTATTGATTCCTCAGCGCGAGTAGGGGTGGGGACTTCTACGCCTGGAACACCCCTGCACGTCAGTGCCGCTCAGGGCATAGTCAAGATCGAGTCATCTACAGGCACTAATTCCACTCTTGCTCAGTTTACAAATACCGCAGGCAATGCATTTGTCGGCCTAGAAGGATCCGCTGGAGGTACATTTGGAACCGGGGCAGCGCCCTATTCCTTATGCATGACGCATCAAGGAGCATATCCACTACATCTTATTACCAGCAATGTTGTTCGGGCAACTATTGACTCCTCAGGCCGAGTAGGGATTGGCACTACTAGCCCTGGTGGAAAGCTGTCAGTTGTAACCACGACCAATACACCCGGAAACTCGTTTGGTGGTTTTACTGATAGCTATTTAGCAGTTCAGACTGGAACAAGTGCTACTTCATCTGGCTTGGGTTTTGGGTATGACTCAACCAATGATCATGGATTAATCTTAAGCGTATCACCTTCAGTCGCTTGGCGGCCAATACGTTACATAGCAGGCGACCATCGTTTTGAAATCACTGGCGGAATTGAACGCGCCCGCATCGA